TCTAAAAGGTGTATCACCTCCTTTATAATATGGTTTTTCTGTTGTTTCTTTATAAAGTGGCATTGTATTACCATATGTAAGATATGGTCTATCCTTTGTCCAAACTCTTGCATATTCAACACCGATATCTTTTCCTGAATTATCCATATAACGAACACCAGAACCTCTAGATATTAATGTATCACCGTCTTTAAAATATTTACTTGTTTGATCTAAAACACGACCTATATGTGATAATGCATCCCCACCATTTTGTGGTTTTGAATCTAATATCTGTTGTGTGGTATCAAGTATTGAATCTTTTCTAAATTTAAAATCAGTTGATTTTGTTTTACCTAAACCAGTAATGTTAGACTTATCGGTTCTATTTTTACTTATCCAAGCTAAATTACCACCTATCGGTCCATTCTCAATAATACTTTTTGTATTGTGAAATAATTCAGCGGATACCTTATCATACAAAAGGGTTAAATAATAACTACTTCTTGTTGGTCTTCCACTAAATAAATCTGTAGTTGCGTTTTTTACATTGTTTTCTCTATCATCACCAATATATGCACCACTATTTGGTGCTTCCATACCTAATAAACTTTTTACTCCTTGAGCAACTTGACTAGGTATTTTACCTAATTTGGTGGACATTTGTGATCTTGCCGTTGTGGTATAATTTGGTGAATATTTTGAATATGATAATAAATCAAATAATCTATTTTTTGATGAACTACCCATATGTTCAATCAAAATATCCGATGGTTTTCTTGACGGTAAAGGTCTTCTCTGAATACCCACTATTGACCCTAAAACACCCGTTAAATCCTGCCAAACCTTTGTTCCTGTGGAAACATCCGTTGGTCTAACATTAATTGGATTACGAGGATTTGTTAAATAGTCTCCTGGTATCGTACTAAATGGTAATTGAGTTCCTGCAACAGTTTGTAAAAAATCAATTCCTTTACCTAACAAAGTACTTGAAACTGTTATTTTATTGTTTCCTTCAATAAAAGGTTCTTTACCTCTAATAATATTGATTAGAGTGGTTGTATTACCACCTAATGCCTCACCAATTCTATTTTTAGCATTTATAGCAGTATTGAGATTTTGACTTATTCTAGATAAAACAGGACCTTGTGGATTTGTTCTAATGTTGTTTGCCGCAAATTTAAATAATTCAGATTCAGTATCTTAATTTTTGGTTACCATAATACCGATTAATGTATTATCACTTTTTGTAAAGTATGGATATAGATTTAAATTTGCTCTTCTTGGAATGTCAGTAATTGTATCCTTAACCAAAAATTCAGTTGGTTTAAATATATTAAATTTTTGTGGTAATGATAGGTCTTTTGTTCTACTAGCGTCAACTTGCGGTAATAACAAATTTGGACTGTCTCCTAAACTTTGAACTGTATAATTTGAACTTGTAAATGTTTTAGGGGATGGACTTTTTCCATAAACAGGATTTAATGTCCTATTTAACATTTTATCCCTAAAATCTTTAGTAGCATCAAAATCTAGGTATTTCGGCATCTTATTCTTTTATCTATAAATAGATAATATGTAGTTTTTTAACTGTATTAATAATTTTTACTTATGGGATTAAAAATGACCTTTTAGATGTATTCTCATATGTTTGACCATTTGGCATTAATGTTATCTCGTTTTTAAAATTAACTGTATGTGTTATTTGTTGGTCTTTACCGTTACCCTTATCGTAAAATTCTTTTAATCTTCTATTTTCCGCTTCTAATTTTTGTAAGTCCGGTCCACCGACACTACCAAAAATATTTTTTATATTTTTTTCTATATTTTCAGGTGTTATTTTTGTCATATTATTAATTTTGACACCAATTCCAGAAATTAATAAATCAATACCATCTGTAATTTTATTTTTAAAACCTAATAACATGCCTTTAGATAATTCATCATTTGTTTTGGATAAGACACCAACTATATTTTCTAAATTTACTGCGCCTCTTTGGTCTTTATCTTTACCAGTATATTCATTTCTACCAACTAATTTATTTTTACCTCCTTGTACTACTTCTGCCGTTATAGCTTGTAAATAGTTTTCTGAATTTTTAGCGGCGGTAAATTGGGCTTTTGCAATATCCTCAGGATTCATTTCTTCAAGTTTTTTTCTATTTTCTTTTAATATTTCTACTTGTTTATCCGTTAATTCAGATAATTTTACCTCACTTTTATTATTAAAATCTTTACCAAATTTCTCCATTAAACTTTGTGGTATTGTGATTTGCATCTCACCACCCTTCATTTGTGACATGTTGGTTAAAAATTCTTTGTCCTTATCGTCAACATTAAGACCTCTAGATGCTAAAGCTTGTCCAGCTGAAATTCTTTCATTTGCAGCAATGGCCCCTTGAGCAAATTCTTTATAATCAATACCTAAAGTTTTTGCCATTTCTTTTGCCCTTCTTAAATTAGCACCTGTAATTTCAAATCTACCTTGTTCTTGATTATATGTTGCTAAACCGGCGGCGGCACCATGTAATGCGTCTTGTAATCCCTCAACATCATTTGTTGCCATATACATTAACTTAAGTGGATCGTTAAGGTCTCCAATAGCACCACCTAACATTTGCATATTTGCGGTTAATGCAATTGCGTCACTTGGGTCCATTACTTTGTCCGCTAATTTAAATGCTTCGTCCATTTTCATTCTAAATTCCGTTGCCTTTTCAGACATTCTAGTTAAACCCTCAACTCCATTCTTAAATCCAAATTCATTTAATTTACCTAAATTATTTTGTATATCTTTTAATACAGTTTTAGAATTTAAACCTACAGATAATGAATCTCTACCAGCTTTATTAATTTTAGCTAATGTATCCGCTTGACCAAGACCAATTTTTTCAAACTCAGACATTGTTGCTCCCATATCTCCTAATGTTGTACCAAACGCTCTTGTTGTAACAAGAGTTTTTTCCATCGTATCTTGTGATATTAAATTGAATCTACCAGAAGTATCAGCTAATTTTGTTGTTAAATCTGTTAAATTTTTAATATCAAAACCTAATCTAAGTGCATTTGGAACCGTTTCAATAATTGAATCTCTATAGGCTCTGGATAATTCTCCAGTAATACCCATTTTTTCATTTATATCCGTATGTAATTGAGATTCTCTTTGTATTTGATTTAGAATTTCATTTCCTATATTTGTTGTTAATTCAGTAGGATTAGTATATTTATCAGTTTTTTCAGAAAGTCCAGATTTTACATCTGCCGAGGCATTTATTGTTGCAAAAGGGTCTTTTGCAATATCACCTCTGGATGTGGGTGTTGTTTGTGGGTTACTACCTCCTTTAAATGATGATGCCGGTTCACCTCTAAAAGACGCTTCAGTTGCTCCGTCAATTACTTTATTGTTTTGACTTTTCCATTTTTCAATGGCTTCATCAGCATTTCTTGACTCACTTAATATTTTTGAATAACTGGGCATACATATAAATACTATTGAGTATTATTTTCTAATTCAATTATGTAATTAACATAGTATCTTCTTAAATGGACAGGCATAGTTAAGACATCACCATATGTGAATCCTTTTTTAACTAAAAATAAAATTTCGTCTAATTGTCCTTTTTTATATTGAGTAGAAAGGGCGAAAGAACTCAACCCCGAACCCAATATTAACTTGGATTGTGTCTCCTGACGGGGTTGTTACTGTTTGGGTTAAATCTAACCCTGGTTTATTATCTTGAACAAATTTTCTAAAATTTTGTGAATCTCTTATTGGCATTAACTCTACAAAACTCCTAATTTTTAAAGCATCCTTTACTCCATTTATAGATTTAATCATCATTTCAAGTTGTTTTGTTACGATGGGTGCAACTCCGTTTCCGTTCCAACTTTCTTTAATTTTATTAATTTCGTCTTCTTGTTTTTGTGTTAAAAACTTAAAAGTTATTTCAGTTTTACTTTTTTCTAAATAATAACCGTACTCACCTTCAGAATTTTCTGTTAAATTAAAATCTTTTAATTTTAAAGATTCTAAATCTACATTTGTTGTAAATTCTAAATTTGTTTTTGGGTCGGTAGTGGTAATATTATATTCTGTTCCAAAAGCAGTATTTCTCAAAAATATTAAAATTGATTGTCTATCTTCCTCAACAATTTCATCAATTGGAAAATCTTTATCTAAAATTTTTCTTTTTAAAAGTTCACTAATAACGGTATTTGTACTTAAAAAACTTGGAGATGAAAGAATGTTCTCATCTGAAGCCGTTAAATATGCAACTCTTAATGTTTTCCTTTTATTTGAATAATGTATTCCTCTACTTGGTAGTTCAATTACATCATAACCTATTGTTGGGTCAATTTTAAAATCTTCCATAATATCTTAATTTAAATAATAAGTAGTTCAAAGTAAAGTTTTTAAAAATAAAAACCGATAATCTTTTGAATTATCGGTCTTAGTATATGAAAAAGTATTATATTAATAGATTAATATACATCTGTCCATTCTTAATGAACAATCAATACTAGCTAAATCATCTCTTGAATAGTCTAATTCACCAAAGTTTAAGTCAGTTAAAAAACAGTTTTCTAATAGCCATTTTTCAACGACAACTCCTGTTGGATCTAACATCTCTAATTCTACATCTTTTTTGTAACCCGCAGCATAACCCATACGACCTGTAACAGATTCAGCATGTAAACGGAACCATTCCATTAAAGCTTGAGCGGCTGAAGGTCCGATTGGATCTCTGAACTTTACTTTAATTTCATTCCATTCAAATTGTCCAGCAACATAAGTTTTTGTATTCAAAAAAGGAATCTCTACAGATTTTATTTTTGCACTTGGTCTTGCAGCTGAGGATACATACCATTCGTTTATACCCAAAGATGAGTTGAATCTT